CTTCCTTTGTTGCGCCCCTTCTTAAGTATTCTGTGTGCATGGTGCTGAAAAAGTTTTTCTGTGGGTGGATGTCTAAGTTCTGTGCATCCATAGCTGCCCAGTATGCTAGTGCGTTGGTCCAATTATCTGTCACTAGATTTTGATCGTCACCTTGAACATTTATTTCGCGTATTGTTATCTTAATCCCCTTTTCCCTAGCCAATCTGGTTGCAATGATACTTTGACAGTAATTTAAAAGCGTATCAAAGAAAGCCGTCCAATCCCAGCCACTCAGTATCCCGGTATCCCATTTGGTAGTCCATTGTTTTCCATCATGATTATAATATATAGTGCCCTCCTCCATTGCATAGATTACTGCGTCCATTACTGTCACGTACTCCTGCGGTGCTTCTGCAACAAGCAACCTCCTTATTACGTTCATCATTACTATTAACTGTTTTTTCGACACATGGTGGTCAAATGCACTCTGATCCAATGGTACCTTTACCCCTTCCAATAGACACATATTTTTCCACATAGTGAATAGATCTTCTTTTTTCATCCATAGTGTTGACCATTTGACACCAGCAAGCTTCTTTTCTAACCACTGCCTAATGAACCGCATTTTCATGCTTGTCCAATAGTCACCGGAGACTATCAGCCTTACCTTTGGATAAAATTCTATCTTTGTGCTTACTTTTGCCCTCTGTCTTCTGTGCTCAGTCATCCTTTTAATTCTATGTTCTATACTCATGGATAACGTTGTAGCATACTTATTCTTGTCAAACTTCACCTCCGCCCCATATGTGGTTATATTTATATCGGTATTATCCTCCGGGCAATATGAACTTCCAGCCGTTCCCATCAATGGTATATTTTCACAAAACTCACTTAGTGTCATTGGCTCTAGAACGACATTGCCTGTGTTCAAAGCTTCAGTAGCCGCATCCTCTAACCACTCATAATATGTATTCAGTCCTTTATCACCTAACATTGGTTCGAATCCGTTTGCCACCCAATTCATCACCTTTTCCCATATAGGATCACCTCCTTCAACCTTCCTCCATCCAAACAAGGTTTCTACATTCACGAATAACCTCCAATCCTTGTCGAACATAGGTCCACCTATTTTCGCACACTCACCCAAGTTCTTTAGATCATCGTATGAATGCAGTCTCTCATATACCTTGTATTTTTTTAGTAAGTGCAATTTTCCAGCTTCTTTAAATATTTCTTCAACTATTGCGTAATTTACTGTCCTGACTGGATCATTATCAATATTATAAAATACCAACTGTGACGGTAAATATTTGTGCTTTAGTTTCAGCTCTCTTATTGCCAATTTTAGTTCTTCCCTTGATATGTATGACTTCTGCATTGTTGCCACTTTGCTTAGTTTTGGGCCAACAGACTTCAGATATTCTTCAGCAGCAAGTTCGAATTCTCGCGGGTTTGATTCGTACCTTTCGCCGATATAATTCATCAAGTTAGCTCGTCGCTTTGTGTCCTTCATGATTGATTTTATCTCGTCAACAATAACTTTTACAAGTCTTTTCCCTCTTCCCCAACCTTTTCCTTCCCCCTTTCCAACAATGCCATTGATTTTGGATTCAATGTATGAACCAACGGTGCCGTGAAAGCAGCAACACCAAATTCAGTCTTTCCATAGCATTCGTACAGTTCTAG